CATTCTCACGGCAAGCCAACTCAACGATGCCGGCAAACTGCGCGAATCACGAGCAATCGGCCAGGATGCTGACGGTGTATTCATCATCAGCAAGGTCGAGAAACAAGATGGCGGCACCGATGATGCACTCAGAAACCTGTGGTGCGATAAAAACCGAGGCGGATCACGGCACTGGCAGTTGCCTCTCGCGTTCTCTGGGGCTACATTCACCTTCAAAGAAATTCAAGAATGACACAACATGAGAACGATTAACCCATATTTCAGCGCAATTCGTCAGGCCGATAAATTCATCGGCGATAGCCTCAGATCTAAGGCGTTCCGCAAGAAACGCATCGGGGAAAAAATGGATTATCTCGATGATGTTCATGACTATAAACTCACAGCAAACCAGCAAGATCTCGGTGAGGAAAAGAGCATGACCGGTCGAGAAGCATTCCAAACCAACAAAGTATTTTCCGAAATCTTCCGCGATGAGATCAGCAAAGAAATCGATGCCGGCGTCCCATTTGGAAAGACCACATCGACGCTCAAGCGTTGGATCCTCGCCAAACGTGAGGTTGAAATGTAACGCTTTGACAGTTACTGTTTGAGATTATGCCAGCACTGAAGAACATAAAACATGAGATGTTTGCCCAGAATTACTGCATTTGCGGTAATGCGTCCGAAGCATGGAGACAGGCTACTGGGAAGACAAAGGATGCAAATGTGCATGCTGATGAATACATGGCAGTTCATGGCATGAAGGAACGCATCAATGAGATTAAGCAAATATCTGCACAAAAGAGCGAGCGTAAAAAGGAAGAACTCGTGAAATTTATTTGGGATGTTGTCGATGGACACATTGAGGCTAATCCTCAACAACTGCGTGCGGCTGAACTGCTCGGTCGCATGCATGGCTGGAACGAACCTGACAAGTCCGATGTCACCGGTGAAGTGAAGATCACGATCACAAAGCAATAACAGAGTGGCACGCACCATCGAAATCAACCTTCCTCACCGGTTCAAACCCAGGCCGTATCAATTGCCGTTATGGCGTGAGATGGACGAGAAGAAGCGTGTGCTGATGGTGCTTCACAGACGAGCCGGCAAGGACAAGCTGTGCTTCAACAAGCTGATCTGCAAAGCGGCCGAGAAGAGCGCAAACTACGCTTATTACTTCCCGACCGCTGCGCTTGGCAAGAAGGCATTGTGGCTCAACGTGGACGTGACCAACGGCATGCGCGTGATCGACCACATCCCGAAGGAGTTGCTCGCAAAGCCACCGAATCAGACTGACATGCGAATCGAACTGATCAACGGATCCACGATTCAGATTCTCGGCACCGACAATCTCGACGTTGTTGGTGGCAACTACTACGGCGTTGTCTTCTCGGAGTTCCAGAATCAGAATCCGCTCGCATGGGATTATACACGCCCGATTCTGGCTGAAAATGGAGGCTTTGCCTGGTTCAACGGAACTCCTCGCGGCGAGAATCATTTCTTCGACATGCTCAAGTGCAACCGTGACAATCCTGCGTGGATGACTCAGGTCATGACGGTCGAGGACACCGGTGCCATTTCGCTTGAGCAGATCGATGAGGAGCGCAAGTCAGGCATGAGCGAGGCACTCATCAGACAGGAGTTCTATTGTGACTTCTCGGTCAGCAACGAGAATGCCATCTACGGTCGCGAGATGAGCAAGGCACTGGCAGAGCAGCGCATTGGTGAGTTCCCAATCGACGGTAGGTCGCCGGTGCATACATTCTGGGACTTGGGTGGGCCGCGCAACACAGTGGTCTGGTATGGTCAGAGGCTGGCGTTTGGCCGGTGGAGATGGATTGATTGCGACATTGGGCTTGATCTGACCATCATCGAGCGGTTTGCCCACATGAGCGCGAAAGGCTACAACTATGGCCGGCACTACCTTCCGCACGATGCAAGGCAAACGCAGCGCAATGGGTTCACTTTTGAGTCTGATGCTGCTGCTGCTGGGTTCCGGTCGATGGTCGTTGTGCCGGTGATCCCCGATTATTGGCAGGGTATTGGCTACGTCCGCGAACTGATGCCCAGCTTTGAGTGGCGACTGCCTGCCTGTGAGACTGGGGTCAAAGGGATCAAGGCATACGAGATGGCATCAGATACATCGTCAGGCATCGTCCGTAATGTGCCGCTGCATACTTGGGCTTCACACGTTGCTGATGGCATCAGGACAATGGCTGAAGCTGACAAGATGGGGCTGATTCACGCCGGCCCAGGACAGGCAACCTCAAACCGTAGACGCAGCGATGTGCAAGACACCAACTGACCCATCACCGGCGGATTACGCACGAAAGGTCGCCGCTGACCTTGGAATGTGCTTTGAGGAACTCGTTACTGATGCGTTACATTGCGGTTACATTTACAGCAACAGCGAGTCATTCATCATCGCCAATGATGTCTATCGTGAGTTCGGTGAGTCGCGGCAAGATCTGGCTTATTTCGTTGTGCTGGCAGTCGGGAATCTAGCTGAACTGGCTCGTCTTGACCCAAATCCGACCGGTCGAAAGTGGATTGGATACTGTCGAGAGAACGAAGGTCACGTCTACTGGCTGGACTATCAGCGGCTCAGAATTCGGCTGGGAATGTGAAATGCCTTGCGCTTTCTCACTTTTGAGATGATTATCAAAAATGAGAAACCACAAAGGAGGCATTCATGGGCGGCAAAGCTAAAGCACCACCGTCACCACCTGCTGCGGCGGCACCTGTTCGCGCTGATGCGGCTCAAGGTGAGCAGGCATTGATCGCTGCTGGTCGTCGCAAAGGTCTGGCATCTACCCGATCACCCAACGCTCTTGGTGCTCAGACTGCACTCGGATCCGCTGCTGGACTCGGCGCTGTCGCTCCTCCTGCGATGCAACCTAATCCGGTTATGCCGGTGGCGCCTGTGAAGACCATGAAGGCTAAATACTGACCACATGAGCGACTACATCGAGGGCAATGATCGCACTGCTAGGTGGCTCAAGCGTTACAACTCGCTGAGAGATGCTCGTGCTATTTGGGACACTTCCTGGCAGGAGATTGCGGAGCACATCTTTACTCGAAAGGCTGGCGTTACACAGAAAGACTACACGCCTGCGAATCAACGTGATGCTCGACTCTACGACATCACCGGCATGGATGCCATCGAGCGTGCAGTTGCCGGTTACATGTCATGGACGACCGACAAAACGCAGCCGTGGATGGAGTTCACGCCGATCCTCAAGTTCCGCGATAACGATGCCGTCAAGAACTGGCTGCGTGAGTGCTCGATGCTCGCGTCCGAATACATCGCAAACAGCAATTTTTACGCTGAGCGGCACGAGTCGCTCTTTGACCTTTGGGGCTTTGGAACATCCTGCTTGTTCTCGCAGGTCACGCCCGACAACCAGACTCGGTTTGAGAAGATCAAGATCGGCTCGTATGTCTTCGACACTGATCACAACGGCATGGCGAACTGCGTCATGCGTGAGTTCGATCTGACTGCTCGACAGGCTGAAGCTAAGTTCGGAAAAGATGAATTGCCACTAGCAGTCAGGGAGGCATGCGACAACAACTCCGACAAGAAGTTCACCTTCATTCATATCGTCGAACCTCGACCAGTCAGTGAGCGCGGGAATGATCTCGGAATGGCAGCAGGCATGAAGAAAGCGTTCGTCTCTGCTTATGTCGAAAAGGATAGTCAAAAAATCGTTCAGGAAGGTGGCTTTGACTCATTCCCGTTCCACGTTGGACGGTTCCTGAAGTGGGATGCTCTCGACGTTGGTGACGTTTGGGGATACGGCCCAGGATTCTCGATTCTGCCTGAGTCACGTCAGTTGAATTTCATGCAGAAGATGATGGATGTTTACGCTGAGAAGTCAGTGTTCCCGCCAATGATGGTGCCAGACACGTTTGAAGGCACGCTGAAGACATCCGCACGAGCCATGAACTACTATGGCGCAGGCTTGAATCCTGATTCCATCTATCCGCTGCCAGTCAGTGGCGACTGGTCGATGGCAATGGAGCGCGTCAAAATGCGCCAGGACATGATCCGCCGGCGATGCCATCTCGACATGTTCCAAATGTTTAGCATGAACGCTGCGAACAATCGTGAAATGACGGCATTTGAAGCAAACCAACTTGCCGGTGAGAAGCTGGATGCCATCAGCCCTGCGTTTGATCGCGACACGACCGATACGATCCAGCCAATGATGATTCGCTTATTTGAATCGTGGGCTGAGAATGGAATGCTTCCTCCTCCTCCTGCTGAAGCTGTGCAACAGATCGGGCCGAATCTTGTCCAGGTGCCGAATCCTGTGATCACGATGACAAATCGGCTGGCACTCGCTCTGCGTGGACTGTCGCTGCGTGCTGCTGACACGATGGTTCAGAAGATCGCATCACTTGCTCCAGTGTTTCCTGAGATCATCGATGAAATCAACCCGTCATGGTTCATTCGTGAAAGCTCAAGGCTTGCCGGCGTGGATCCTTCCTTCCTGCGTCCTCAAGAGGAGGTCGATGCAATTCGTCAAGGCCGCGCTCAGGCAATGCAGGCTCAGCAACAGATGGCAATGGCGCAACAGATGGCAGGTGCCGTAAAGGATATCGGAGGCGTGGATAAAGCCAAAGAGGTCGCCCAGGCAATGATGTGAACAACTGAATGGAAACACCAATAACACAACTGCTCTCACCTCTCACCGGTGACGAAAAAGCATCAATCGAAGGTGCTGTCATTCGCCTGTTCTCTAACGAGGACTTTCAACTCGTGTTCCGGTGGATGAATCAGACATGCGGCGGCGTGTTCTCGACCGTTTTCACGCAGTCCAACGGTGCTGATGCGATCAAAGCCGGCTTGTCAGATGGCAGCAAAGCGCACGTCAGGTGGCTACTCGACACATACCTTTCCCGTTACGACGATAAACCAGAGAAACCAACAGAACAACTATGATCAACATCACAGAAAACAACGAGGTAATGCGAGATGACGAGTTCATCGGTCGCATTGTCAATGACACCATCCTCGCATCCGACAAAATCAGCGGGCGCATCTTGGGACAAATCCGAGACATTGCGGCAAACCCTAACCTGAAAGTGGTCATTACTAAGCCATGGCCTGAGGAACCAACCGAGGAACCAACCGACAACGAATCGTTGTCAGTTCAAGAGCCTGCTCCATCACGCTGGGACACTAGCGGATTCGGTAACTACTACGAGAATCAGCAGCAGTTTCAGCTTCGGTTCGTCAACACTTACGGGCCAAGTGAATTCAACCAGTGGAAAGAAATCAACGTCAAATAAACATTATGGAAACCACAACAACAACCACCGAAACGACTGCGCTTGATACGCAGCTCACACCAGCGCCGGTAACTCCTGACATTCAGCCATCGGCAATCACTCGGCCCGATTACATTCCAGCTAAGTTCTGGGATGAGGCCAAAGGCGAGCCAAAAGTTGATCAACTCGGCGCATCTTATCAGTCGCTTGAGAAAGCATTTAGCGAGAAGCGCGAGATCAAGATACCAGGTGCCAACGCAACACCTGAACAGATCGCCGCTTATCGCGCTGAAGTCAGGAAGATCACCGGTGCTCCTGAGAAAGCTGAAGACTACGGTCTGAAGGCGCCAGACAACCTGCCTGAAGGCATCGAGTGGAATGCTGACACTGCCAACAAAGCCGCAGCAATCGCAGCAGAGTATGGCATTCCACCTGAAGCACTGCACAAACTCATCGACCTCAACAATGATAACTTGAGCGGCATCGTCACCAAGTCGGCTGAGTTGCAGGCACAACAGATTCAGAGCGTGATCAATGGGCTGAATACCGAATGGGGCGCAGATGCTCCGAACAACTGGCAACGTGCAGCTCGTGGCGCTCTGGCAGTCGGCATCGACATCAAGACCAGCAAACTGGCATCGGATCCTGAATTCATTCGCGCCTCGCTGGCTGTGGATAAGTTCCTGCGCGAAGATTCCGGTCTGATCAGCGGTGACAATGTCGCGGCTACCTACCAAGAGCAGGCTGATCGCATCAGGAAAAGTGACGATTACCAAGGAAAGAATGGCATTGAGAAGCAAACCGCTGCATTGTCTCAGCTTCAGCGTTTGCACGGTGCTGCGACCGCATAAGATTTGAGGTGCCGAGTTGTGTCGGCGTTTTTGCACTAGCTCTAGTGTCCTCAGAATGAGCAAGGGTCAGGTCTTAATCGGCCTGGCCCTTTTCGTTAAATTGTTCAAATCCTCTTCTCAATCCAAACCCCTCCCTCCTCCCCAAGTGAATGAAGAGTGATGAGGGGAACCCTGCCAATATTGTTTATCCTCGCATCAGCACAGCACTTGCCGCTCCCAACGAGTAATTCACGTTTGACGCGGTGAATGGCACTGGATTTCTCACATCCTGCATTTGCGCGGTGCTGACGTTTCCGTTTCGCTGCCCTGTTTTATGGACGGTGGGCAAGTAACCAACAAAAAAGCCGACTCCTGGAAGAAAGTCGGCCCTTTGCGGTTTGCGCT